TGCTGATGCTCCACTATTCTGACTTACAAGAGCCGATAGAGCATTATTAATGTCTGCCCTGACCAATGGAGCAGTATCATTTGCGATATTCATATCATGTTGGGCCATTAATCATACTCCAGTCTGTATGTAATCTTCCCTAAGAACGGGGTTATATTGTTTGATAGGCTTCTTAGCACAAATTTATATGTTAAGCGACGAGCAAAGATTTCACCTCTGGCAATCTGCCAATCACCATAGCTATTCACATCTGCGCTGAGTGATGCTCTGACGTAAGGGATACATTGAATGTCTTGCCACTGCCTACCTGTGACAGACCCTAAGTCATTAAAGTTATGGCTTCTTGTCCAGCTATCTATCGGACCAGTTAAATCATCAAAGTCTATGCTTACTGTAGACCCATCCTTAAAGAACCTGAACATGTCTATATCAGTACTTATGCGAACCAGCTTATCAGCACCTACATCATCGTATCTAGCTGTAGCAAACTGCAAAGTTCCTTCACTTGGAGCAATAGATTTATCCGTTAAGATAATCCCCTGACCATAGGTTTGATATTGTGTGGTATGCTCTTCGACATTTGTTTCTGTACTATCTGTGGGCCAATTATATGCCCCTGAAGTATTCCCAAACACTTTCGTCACAGTGTTGGAGTAACTACGCAAGTCATCTGTATTAACAGTTACACTAGCCTCTGCCCCTTGGTTGCCATTTTTATCGTAAGGAACAATGAAATAAGTCCCTGCTGCTGCTGGTAGAGTAGCGGTTGTACTAGGACGGGCAACCTTTTCTAATATGACTTGAGTGTTTTTGTCTGTAAAACTGGTTGAAGTGGTATTTAGCAAAATCTTATAATGTGAAAGATCGTCATCACCAGAGGGTGTCCACTCTAGGTTTAACGTACCACCAGTAATCCTCTTCTCTATTGCAGTAACAGCAGACGGTGCAGTTATATCATTGCTGTATGCTGTATCTTCAGATGTATATGGCCCTATAATACCTAATGTGCTGATTGCTCTTGCACGAATAAAGTACGATGGTACATCAGTCAGTCCAACAGCTTTACCAGTTGTATCTGGGATTTCAAATCTACCAAGTGGGCCTGTTCCTAGAGACACAAAGCCTTCTGTTTCTTGTGCAGATTTAAACCTGTACTTGAACCATATATCCCCATCAAATGAAAAAGATGAATACCCAAAGACTAGACCGCCAGTGGCGTAAATATTACTATCAGGATAATTCAAGCTGATGAAATCAAGGATCTGTATTCGGAAGTATCCACGACCTGATGCAGTAGCAATCTTATCTATAAGCCTGATGCTTATTGTAGCTTCACCAAGGCTTTCTATTGCACCCGTAGAACCGACAGGAACGATTGTCAGTTCATCACCAGCAGCTACAGAACCAACTAAGGGATCAAAGAAGGTTTCATTCGCTGAACCTGTTTCATATCCAAAGAAGATATAATTAGCATTAGTTTCATTAAAGTTTACTGCTCCAGATTGTGGGGCTGGAACGCCACTAAATGCCCAATATGTATCACTCCATAAGCTGGGGTTTAGGGTTGTCGTAAAGGTGTCAGCAAACAGTGTCTTTGTGTTAGACAACAGATATTCAACTTCAACCTTATCAATGAACTCTGGATTACTAGAGGTAACATCTACAGCTAAGACGTTTGTTACATGCTCATTGATTACACGTTTAATACTGGTTGTAGTAAAGCCAACATTGGGAACATAGAAGGGAGATAGTAAGTTTGTGTTGTTGCTCTCAAAGGCAGTTTCATCAGCATCCCATTCAAATACCTCAGAGCTTATCTCTTGTAGGCTCATCGATACTTCTAAGGCCATGTCATTATTTAAGCCAAATGTCCACTCTGAAACCTCAAATAGCTTTTCTGTAAAGCCAAGGCGAGAGTTAGTAATCTTAATTATGTCACCTACACCAACCTGTAAGGCTCTCATGCCAAACGTGCCAGAAATCTTTAGCTGTTCACGGTTGCGATAGAGCGCTATCTTAGCAATCCGCTGGGCTTGCGCTGATGTGTCTACAAAAGGCAAGTCTAATTCAAACGTGCTTTCCTTTTGGTTGTCAGTGCTAAGGAAGAACTCAGATGTAATCTCTGGGAAGTTGGTGGGCTGATAACTACTTTCTGGACCACGGAATATGCCAATGACTTTGTTGAAGCCTTCTCTACGGCTATTCCTTGTTTGAATGCTTAAGCTAGAGCGCAAGTCATCTTCATCTAGGGTGAGGATTGACGATGTGAATGAAGCAGCCTTGATACCCCACTTGCCATTCGTGTACCAAATCATCCCACCCATCGTAGCAAGAATAGAGTTGATTATGGTTGTAGCACTTTCATCTGATGTAAAGGAGCCGTTACAAGTATATCTCTTCTGACTACCACCAGCAGCTAAAGGAACAACTTCATCACAGATGTTAGCCGCCGTAGTAAATAAATCCTCATATATCTCATCAGCATCAGCTATACCTGAGGACAACAAATAATCCCTTAGACATATTGCTGGGTTGTCTGACCATGCTGTAGTTGATGTGCGAGGGTCATATACTTTCTTACCACGAACTATAGCTGATATTACTGGAACCCCATTAGGGAAGTAGCTTCTGCTATATTCATGTCTGAAGAAGAGATAAGCAACACCACTAGCACGATTAGATGGCCCCCAATCATTGGCACTATTAAGGATTGGTACATATTCCTGATCTAAAGTTCCCAGTCTAGTTGCGTATTGAGAATATCCATCAACATCTCTGGTTTCGCCATTAAGCTGAAGTGTCGTATCGACTTGCAGGTAATTAGAATTAAACCCTGCGCTTGTAGCCGTGATCTCTTCATCGTTCATAAAGATCTTCTGGAAGCCTTCAACCTCATGGTCTGCCATTGCTATGCCTTGGTAAAGCATATCTGTGTCTACAACTTCCTGATAGAAATTAACTCCACCAATTTTAGTTTCACCATAAATAGTTGCTGTCGGTAGTGTAGAGCCGATCTGATTGACGTTTATACCATAGCCGCCAGAGGATGTTCCTGTGGATTTAGGCTTTTGAAGAGCATTAAGCGCATAACCCATAGCTGTACTAGCGAGGATTGAGGCGAATACTGATTGCATACCTGCAGCAAATGAATATCCTAAAAGGGAAAATTGAAAAGCCCCTACTCCCCCAGCTATAGCAACTTGAAGGCCCGTAGATAACGCTGCTGGAATTATAAACTGAGGCATATTAACTCCAGAACATCATGTCATCGGTTGGCTTAGAGAATATCAAATATTCACTTCCAACGAATGCACAGTATTGATTAACCATAATGCCAAACGCATAAGGTATAAACTCGTTACCCTCTTGCGGCCTAGCAGCAACAGTTCCTCTTGGTGGATATTTAGTCTGCAATCGTGTCATACGATCATCAAACCCCTCTATAATATCTTTGTAGCCAGTCTTCTTTAGGAACCTAGCATGAGCTACTGCTGCCCCTTTAGCTGTCGTGTAAGACCCCAAGAACTCATCAGCAAAGCCAAACCCTTTGATCTTATGATAAGCAGCATTAGCAAAGGTAAGACAGTCTTGCTCACCCCATTTAAACGGTCTGTGAGAGCATCTATTTATATGTTCCGCTAAAGCTATTTCCCAATTAGGAAGCATTAACTACCCCAACTCAACTGTCTATTCTGCAAGTCATTGATGAAGTCAAAAGCAGTATCATTAGGATCACGCTGTTTGGCATATTCAGAAGTATATCGACGGGTCTTAGATACTTCTAAGTCAACCAACTTGTTTTCTATTGAAAGGGTAACTGTACAATCGTCTGGGCCTTCCTTGATGTTCATCTGATCCATATAACCAGTAAACAACGGGATCAGGATTGCTGGATCACCCTCTGAGAAATCTAAGTCACCAGTATCTTCCAGCGTAAATAATCCACCATCTTCTTCGACCGCATTAGCTTTGTTAGCATTCATCATGCCAAACTTAATACGTGCTATACGGCCCTGATAAGGCTCCTGTAGTGCCAAAGATATAACGTCAGTGGGTAGGCCAGACATAACTACTGTAGCCCCTGCTGCACGTAAGTCTGCTGTCTCTGTGACACTTGAGATTTGCAAGAACTGACCAGCACCAGTGTAGGTTATCCCACCAATGGTAATCTCACCCAAGCCAGTCCAGAAATATAAGGGTTCGGCTGTAACTTCTTGACCACCAAATTGAACAACCCTTGTGTCGAACATAAGCTCAACAGCAAAGAACGGGAATATCTCATCAAGCTCAACAATGTTTTGTATCTGCTCAAGGTTACGGCTCATGGGATCACCTGTATACAAGCGAATGTAATACCATAGAAGGAAGCATTATCTATTGACCAGTCTTGCTCACCTGAGTTTAAACGCCAACGACCAACTGTGTTTGATGTTACTACTATTGAACCATCTGTTGGTGCTGTAACCATGTTAGGCCAAATGTCTAGTGTAGCTTGACCGGAACCATTTGTATCTACTTGCTGTAAGACTTTATGAAGTCTAGCTGTTGATGCAGCACCTAATTGAATATAATCACCAGCCTTCATCCAACCTGTAATGTTGTTACTACACCCATCAATGGAAATTGAAGACCCTGTTTGGTTAGCCCCATTTACAACTGGTGAGCCACCTAAAGCCCCTCTAGCTGTTAGACGGTTAGGGTCACCCATTAAGAATGTACCAGCACGACCATTTAAACTAAGAAGCCAAGCAATCCATTCCTCAGCATTCTCATACTTCATTGGTGGTAGTTGCACTTCAGCTTCCCATCTCTGACCAGCATGATTGTGGATCTGTTGCTTGTAAGTGAAAGGACTCATGGTCATAGCAGTTTGGTTTACTGCACGAAGCGTAATATTAGCTATGCCTGTAGCTGTAGGTAAATCTCTGGGGTAACTAATAGCCATTAACTAAACGCCTTTCCAAATGCTCCACCACGCCTCTTAGCATCCAATACAGCAGCTTTAGATGCTTCCGCTATTTGAGGCATAAGACCCATGACTTCAGCACGTACTGTTTGCTGTACACCTGTGGTGACGTTAATATTCTGGTTTATCGTAACTGTGTCGCCACCTACTGATTGACCTTTAGTGTGGTCTACTACAGTTTCTCTAGGGTGTAGCATAGCCATAAAGCCACCCTTACCGTCTAAGCCACCTGATCTTGGGCCGGAGCCTGTGTATCCACCACCGTCCAAAGAATCTACAGGTAAGTTTGGACCTTGTACTGGCCCAGCTAGACCCCCCATAATAACACCTTTAAGGGATTGAACTGCCTTTTCAACGACCATGATGCGGTAGAGTTCTCTAATAATGTCCCTAGCCATAGCTCTAAAGGCATCTGTAGCTGAAGCGGTTCCCTCTGCTATTGTCATAAAAAATTCATCAAAAGGTGCAATTAATTTGTTTGCAGTATCCTCTAGTTTCTGAGTTTCTTCGTTTTGCTTCTGAATAGCCGCTCTTATCTTCTCTCTTTGTTTTAGCTCTCGTTTTCTCTCCGCTTCTCTGGCGGCGGCAGCAGCTTTTCTGTCTCTCTCAGCCTGTCCTCTACCAAGTTCATCCATAGAGGCTTGCATAGCCCTCATATAATATAGTTCGTTCTTTAAGTCCTCTTCAACCTGTTTTGCCCTAGCTTCCGTTATTGCTTGTCTAGCTGCTATTGTGGCTTCATATTCTTCCGCAAGAGCCGCTTTAACTCTTTCATTAAAATCATCTAGTGCTTTTGCTTTCTCATCTTCTTGAGTTTGCCTAGCGTCAACTATAGCTTTTCTGGCAGCTATTGTAGCATCGTATTCAGCTTGTAAAGATTGATTAACTCTGTCTTGAAAATCCGCTTCAGCCTTCTCAACCTTTTCATTAACTCTAGCAGCTTGAGCAAGTTTCCTTTTAATTTTTAACTGCTCCAGAAGTTTTACTATTGTCTCGTCGTTATAGCCGCCTTCTCTCGCAAGAGATATAAGTTTCTTCCCCTCGTACTCAAGAACCTTAGAACGGTATTGCTGTGAGTCCTTACCAAACTCATTAGCTGTTCGGGCAAGGTCATTAGCCTCTTCCATAGACGCTAGTTGCTTGTCAGATTTAACTTGTATCCTAGCTAGTACTCTGTCACGCAACTTTTCTAATTTATTTATATCCTCAAGACTTTTCTGTATATCCTCTTGTGAACCAATCGCTTCATAAGCAGATGCTGCCTGAGTTTGACCACCAGCCTTTGTTTGAAGGTCGGATATTTTTGTCCTTGACTCATCTATAGTCTGATTTAATTGCTTGAGTTGCTCCGTTAAGGTAAACTCTTCCATTGACATGCCAAGTTTCATAGCTTTCTGAGCAGTCTCAAAAGAGGTTAAGCTATCTGTTAGTGAGTCTATCTCTGATTTGGCACCTTTAGCATCTTTACCAGATCTTAAGAAAGCTGCACCCAAGGCTCCAAGTAAAGGTACAGCAATTCCTAAACCAGCAATTAAGAAGCCCATAGAAACTTTAAGCCCCATAATTCCAACTTTGGCAGCTAATGTTGCAGGGGGGAGTAAGTATAGAACACCAACTAATTGGGTGGCTTGTTGACTAAAGGCAACCATTGGGTTTGTGCCAGACTGAACTTGCACAATAAAGTCACCCACTTGATAGCCAGTCTGTTGTAGGGCAACACCAGCCCTATTCATACCCTTGTTCATCATGTTAGCATGGGCAGAAAAGATTCCAGTACCCTGCTGGAAATCCCTATTTAACTGTGAAATACTTGTTGATCTTTGTTGATCATTTAGAACCCCAAGTTTTTGCGCCCTGTTTATTTCTTCAAGAGCGCTCTCATATTGTTTAGACGCAGCATATAGGGGCTTATACTTCTTAGATAACCTGTCAACTTCTGAAGTATACTTATTAAACTTTTGTTGTAAGGTCTGAGTTTTAGTGGATAACTTTGCAGTTTGAATACCCATCTTATCAAGGAAATCTACAGCCCTTTGAAGATCACTGGAGTCTACAACAAGTTTAATATCGTCAGCCATTTGCTACGCCTATAAAGACTACATCAACACGTTTTATTGCTCCTATTTCCCAAGAAGACAATTGTGTATCTGTAAGCTCCTTCCATGTTTTTATTTCTTGATAACTTATCGGGTTTGGGCCTGAGAACCCCATCGTTCTACTTGCGTTTAATACAATAAAGGCAGACCAAACATGAGACATAAGCAATGGGAAGTCGGGGCCATCTAATGCTTTTGGTCTGTGTCCAGTCTGCCTTTCTACTTGTTCTAAGTGTTCACGTTCTGATGTGCCTGACTTATCTGGTCTACTTATAGAGAACTCATGTTCTGCATAGTCAACCAGTTCTTCAATCAGGCCTTCGTAAAATCCAGAGAGTTAGCTACTGCTTCCTCAATCTGATCTCTTATCCAGAATACTTCAGCGTAAATCTCTTTGGCCTTAGCGATAGAGAACTTAGGTTTAGAACCACCATAAGTAATCTTCCAACCTTTAGTAGTTTTAGCAAGTAAGTCTAAGGTAGCGTCCTCTAGGTCTTCTGCTGTAATCTCTACCTTCTTCTTATTCTGTGCTTGTTTCAGACGCTTATTGGTTTGCTCATGCATAGCAGCCTTATACTCTTTAGAGTGTGGTGCATATACAGTGATAACCATTGGTGTATCGTCATCATTAGTCAAGACATCAAAGCTAGTAGGATGTACAATAGTGACATCTACAGTGTCGCTAGTCGGGGTTAAATCTAGTAAGTCCATGTCGAGTTTCCTTATTGTCGGGATGAAAAGTTGTCGGGTTAGTTTGTTAAAAGGGGAAGCATCAGACCCGACACCAATGCCTCCCCACCCTAGCTAGGGAACTTATGCAGAGCGAGTAATAACTAAGTTACTTGCATCTGTTGTGTTGTAGAGTGCTACGAATGACAGAGAGATAACACGGCTAGTTGGGCCATCTACACCTACATCTGCACTATTGATCTTAGCCCGTGGGAATGCGAACTTCATGGTATTAGTACCATCACCCACAGTTACCTCAAGCTCAGTTTCAGTCTCATTCAAGAAGCGGTTAATTAAAGCTGCATCCTCAAAGTAAGCTGAGATAGTACCTTCGATTTCTGCACGACCAACTTCTAACTGTGGCGCACTATCACTACCAATTACGAAGGTAGGAGCGAATGAGTTAGTCAGAGTAAAGTCCATACCAGTTACGATAGCTGCTGTAGAGGGGCTACCATCAGTATTACCAATCTCCAGTGTGCCTGAGTAGGCGTCGAATGGAGCAGCACCTGATGCAGCGTCCTGTGTCTTCTCAGAAGCACTAATAGCCATATCCTTACCAACCATACCATAGGTAGCTGTTACCATTTGGTTAGGGGCTAGGGAGATACCCATAGTAGAAACTGTCATACCTGTGAACAAACGAGCTTGGTCGATGTCAGCAGCGTAATCTTCGATAGAGAAGAATCTGGGTGTTGTACCAACCTTAAGGACGTTAGTTGACCAAGTATTAAGCATAGCTGACTGTAAAAAATCATCATAGTCAGCATCACGTAAGTCAGCAACAATGTCACCAGCAGCTTGACGGTTACCATGACGGTCAACACGGGGCATACGGTCAGCTTGAATATCAGTGCCAGCTACACGATCTTTAGTTAGGTTTAAAGAGTGTGTGCTGAAGGGTAAGTTTGTGAAGTTACCAGCGGGAGTTGTACCGAATGTGCTTTCCACAATGTACGATAGGCTGGAACGAGAACCTTGTGCGAAGGCCATAATGTATTCTCCTAATTATTATAAACGTACCATCCGATATTAATCGGAACGTAGTACCAAGGCGCATCTAAGAAACCTTGCTGTCTTTCAGCGTAGTCAATAGATACAGTTATTGTTTCATCCCCAGAGTAGGAGATTTTAGTAGTTGCTTCAAAAGCCTCTAATATAGTATTAGCTAAGGCATCAGCAGCGGCGGGGCCATTACCTTCTGGGGTGTAGGCAGTTACAACAAACACACCATCGTATCTCTGTTGTGGGTTTAAACCTCTTACAGCGGGTCTGCGAAGTGTCGGGAGAAAATTAGTCTGTAGGTAGCTTGTACCTGTAGTTGGGCTAAATGAAACATTCTCATAAGCTATCCCCGTAGGTAAATTAGAGGTGTTAGCTAACTTGTTCTCAAGTGCTGCCCGTATGTCATTATAGATACTAGCCACGCTTATACTTTCTCTTTAGTTGGGTAAACACAAAGTAGCCATTAGTTTTGGGCCAACCTTCTCCACGTTCAACATCATTGGCGTGAGGACTATTATTACGAAGCTCTATTCGGGTAGTATCTAACAAGGAAGGTATTCTTTCTAAGTCTTGAGTAAGATTACTTAAGCCTTCATTTCTCGCAGCTTGTTCATTAGCTTTAGGTTTATTCTTAGAGCTTTTACCTCTAGGTCTACCAGCACCTACATTAAATGAAAAAGACGTTACATACGCACCAGTATCTACAGGAACTCTAATTGTACCTAAACCGACTGCATCAACTGCCATGTCTATTAGTTTACGTTCTACTTGTTGTTCAGCTAAAGCCTTAAGGCCATCTATCTTCCTCTGTAGAGAAGGCATGACCTTTAACTGGGTTCTCATTATTCTCTCACATCACACAAGAAACAAATCTTGACCCCATTAGAAAATATAGTAACAACAGAAATAACATTAACTGTGTCACCGTTACCAATAATCTGATCTTCGTCATCGGGTTCTACTGCCAATCCTAAAGCTGGGACTACGCATTTACGGGTGCCTCTACGGATCTCATCTACGTTAGCTATGATACCTTGATCGTAGTTGTAGAAGTAACCTTCAAAGCTGTAGTCAGTTGTAGCTGAACCTGTTACTGACCCAGTAGTAGGATCGTAGGTTCCTGCTGTAGTCTTTTTGCGTAGAGTAAGCGGCTCACCAAACTCCTCTACCATCTTGAGTAGGTTATAACCTCTTGAGAATGCCATTACCTACCCCTTAACTATAATCGTAGTCATCACCACTGTAACTTGGTGGGTTCTTGAATCTATCCCTACGGAAGGATGGTGGAACACGATCTGTATTCTGTCTTACATTATCCACAGTAGCAATACTAATACCACCAGCAACTACACCTACACTAGCCCCAGCCTTCTTACCGTTAAGCTCAAGGTCTAAAGCTAGTTGGGTGTATTGATTGGCTAGGTCACTGTAGTTAGCACTCAGAGCGCCTGACAGGTTCTGTGTAACCCTACGAGAGTATTGTGCAGCGATTGTTCTGGCAGTCCAAGCACCAGCTTGATAGATGTTGTCGCTGGTCTGGGATAGAGCAAAAGTAATTTCTTCATTCTGGACTTGTTGGTCGGTGGTGTCGGTGTCTCCTACAAGGAGCCGTACAGAGTTCAAACGCCCAGAGGCTGTACCTGTACCTAAATCAGTTGCATCATACGACCAAGCCATTCTTAAGTCTCCATGTGACCATAATTTCTACGCCAGCTACGAATAAGCCCACGCTGTTTATCAACTATCTTAGACTTCTTACACTTCTTCTTTTGGAACTCAGCGTCAGATTTAGTCTTAGAGTTTACTTTATCGTTGATACTATCGACAAGGCCATGTAGTCCATCTACATCTAGTTCTTCTAACCCATCACCAACTTTACGTTCTATTTCAAACTCTGAGTTGTGATAGATAAAGCCTTCTCTGTACAAGATTAGTGTCTTCTCTTCAGTTACACCAATCTCTTTCCATTTAAACTCGTCGCCCTTCTTTAGCTGTCTACCCCAAGATTGAAACGGGCGCTTAACAAAGACTGGACGGTCTAGTTGAAATGGCATCTTTTCTTGTCGGATCATTGTACTACCTTTCGTCGGGAAGGGTGGTAGGGGCCATTACTACAGCCCCCACCAAGGTAAATTAAGCTACAGCGTTGATGAACAAGTAACCCAAGTCATCCCCTACGACTTTCATATCGTAAGACATTTTAACTTGGATCATTTCAGCAATCTGCTGACGCTTCAGAGCATCGTCTGAGAATGACTCAACTGTGATACCCAAGTTGTTTACACCTTCAAGGTTGTTCCAAGCAAAGGTCAAACCTGCTGCTGGTGACATAAGACCAGCATTTGATGGGGTGTAGCACAACAGAGCATTCTTACCACCGATAAACGCATTGCTTTCTGCAACACCTTCAACAGATGAGTTCTTGACAGCTTCCATGACGTAGAAGTTCTCTACCTCAAAGATCTCAGCCAGTTTAGCATCAGTTACCAAAGCTGTGTTGGTTACAGTTGCGCCACCGTTCAAGCGAGCAAGAACGTCTGGGTGGTTGATTAGCTTGTCACGTACTTCTTTACCAACAACCATTGTGTTTGGCTTGAAGCCACCTGAACTCAACTGTACAGTACGGCGAGCAAGAGTAACAGCATCAATGGGGTCTGAGTTAGTGTAGTCTGACCACTGATCGTTACCAGTCAATGTGTTGTCAGTTCCCCACTGTCCAGCTACAAAGAAGTTGCTTGCGAACTGCTCTTCACGATGGATCATCAGACGCATCGCCAAGGTTTCAGCACCAGCGGAACGGATGTCCAATGCAGCATCTTCGTTAGCCAAAGTTTGCTCATCGAAGTCCATACCTAGACCGTATACATCAGCGAAGTAGCTGCTGGTCGATAAAGTCATACCGATACGGTTTACTTCTGTGCGTGGAGCCAGTTTCTCTACGTCACCAGTACGGTTCATGTTCGCACGGTCGTAGATGTAGTATTTGTCAGATTGTTTTGAAACACCGACAGTTGGGAAAACCTTATCAGCGATAAAGTTCTCTTGTGATTGTGCATAAGCCAGCGTGAGGTTAGTCAGCGGCTGATCTACATGCACTGCGGATGGAGTCAGCAAGGGCATTATTTATTCCTTTCTATGCTGGATTAAGCTACGACGTTACCGCCTTGGATGAGTTCAATAGCCATGATCTGACCATCAACTGCTGCTTCCAAAGCATAACCCATAACAACATCGCCAGAAGCTGCGGTGAGTGCGTCACCATTTGCATCGGCTTGAACGGCTGCACCAGCGGCGATAGTTCCACCAGCTTCTACCATTACTTTACCTGAGATTGCTACAGTAGCAGCTTCCCCAGCAGCAGGGCTGTTCAATAGAACACCAATGCAATTTTCACCAGCAGAATCTGCCAGATCTACTTGTCCATCACTCTCCAGAGTAACGAACTTGAATTGTGCTGCGGCGAGACTCTCACCAGCAACAAAAGACCGTGTATCACGGGACTGCATTACAGCCATATTTATTCTCCTTTATAGGATTTGTTGATAAGAGCTTTACCTTCATCGGTCTTAGCAACTGCGGCATAAGCTACAGCATATTGGCTCTTCTTGATTTTGTTTTCGTCCATATAAGACTTAACGAGGGCATCCAGCTTGTCCTGCGCTGTAGCGAAGTTGCCATCAGCATCTGACTTACCAAATTCTTCCATAGATTCTCCGAATACTGCATCAGCACCCTTCAGAGCTTCCATGACTGTTTCATCTGCATCGAACTTAGCAATAAGTGTTTTAGCTACGTCGATATTGAAGTTAGGTAGAGCTTCTTCTGCACGTTTAGTCAGTTCAGCATCTGCCTTAGCAACTTCAGCTTCTTCCAGAGCCTTAAGGATAGGCGCAGGGATGTCAGCTTTGTTGATTTGCTCACCGTCATACTCTACATACTCAGGTTCAGCTTTCTTCTCAATTACGTCAGCTTTGATGACATAACCATTCTCGATGAGAGACTTACGAAGACGCTCGTTCTCTTCCTTAAGGGCAACTTCAGCCGCCTTAAGAGTTTCGATTTCAAGCTCTTCAGCAGTTGCATCATCAGCTTTCTTCATGTCCATGTTGTACATCTTCATGGCTTCTTCTTCAGACATACCTTTATCCATGTATGGCTTCAGTTTGGCCTTCAGATCATCAGACATCTTTTCTGTTACTTCATGTTCCATAGGTTCTCCATTGGAATTATCACGCTTGTACAAGGAGACCATTGCCTGTGCATTTGCTGGACGATCCACCAAAGACAACTCCTCCAGTTCAAGCTGTTTTAAAAGGTTAGGCACTATAGTCCTCCTTGATTGCACGACCCCCAATAGAGAAGGCCGCAAGTTCACCAGACTTAACCTTCGCCCAGACATTATCGTCATAGACTTTGAAAGCTACAATCCAGCCTTCACGGTCACTCTGGATGCCAAGGGATTCACCTATCTCTTTGGTTATAGGCATGGAGTGGATAACCGCCCCAATCTGATCCCCTGTATGCATCTGCTTACCGACACGAATATGCTCCATAAAGCCATTGACAGCCTTAACGAGTGTGTCAGGTTCGATTACGTCACCTTGACGGTCAACCACTGGCTCACCCTTCTCAGTAACGACTGAGGCCCATCCATAGACTAGACGCTGTTCGTCATCTGCCTTGAGGATTTGACCTTCAACACTTTTAGTAAGTTCGGACACGGATGTTCCACCTTCCCACATACGACAAGACCAGTAACCTGCTGTAGTCTTATCTTTCTTGGTATCGCAAGAATGGCGGGAGCGGAAATTGGCTCTGGCTTTAGGGTCATCTCGACGGATCTCCATGTTAGGATCTCCAAAGGCAACTCGCTTTACCTTATCGCCATCTTGCACGAATACTTCAAACTTCTTGTTGCCACCTTGAATACGGCGAGGCTTGTTTAAAGTCACTTTCTCACCTTGGTACTCAGCCTTAGTGAACTCTTCCTTCATCACTTCCTGTACGATAGCTCTGAGAGCGTCTAAGCGGTTCACTGATGGCTCTTCAGGATCTTCAGCTACCTCATCACGGGAATAGTAAGCTAGGTACTCCTCATGGCTACCACAGGGCATGTACACAGCCTGTCCCATACCATCCTCATGTACGTGGATCTTACCTTCACAACCCATGTCCATACTTCTAGCTCTGGCTTCCATCTCAGTAGAGAATACGTCATTAGCTAGTTTAGCTTTGGTTACTGACTTCTTGCTGCTGGATGGATGACCTGATGGTAGTAAGTCTTTGTCGTGATTGGCTTTCTTAGCACCCGTGACAATCTTAAGGAAACTATTAACTCTAGCCATTGCCCACTGCTCAGGGCCAGTCACATTAGGGCGTACTGACTGAGGGTTTGTACGGTAGGCACCTACACCTCTGTCATAGACTGCCTCAAGCATACGCATAGTTACCTTATGCTTAGACTTCTTGTTATGAGCTTCCATCTTGTTTTTGAGGGCTGTCTTTGGCATCTTATAACCTTAAGTTGTATTCTTGACTAGGACGCCTTGGAAGGAAGCCCCTATTGCGTTATTAGTTGTATTAGTTGAAACCCTGCACTCTAAGTCAGTCTTCTCGTAGAACTCTTGAGGGTACTCAAACTTTGTAATTAACTGGTTGCTCTGCAAGACACTAATAAGTCTTGTACGGAAGACATTAGTTCCATGATCTCTGCTTCTAAAAGTACAAGTTGCAGTTTTATTTGCTTGAGATAAGCCAGCGGTAAAGTTAATATCATCAACGTATAATGTGTAACCAGCAGGTACTGTGTATGCAGCTATCTGTGTCTGATTACCAAGATGTAAGTTAGCATAAATCGTAGTGTTTGGTACACCACCAGTAGCACCAGAAGAACCTACATAGATTATACCACCAGAAGTACCACCCGTTCCACAGAGAGTAACAAAAGCTCTATATATTCTTAAATATGAATTTTGAGTGGCTACTTGTGTCTGACCGTTAAGAAGAACTGTCTCTTCTATCTCATCGTAGTTCTCATCTAAACCTTGGATAAGAATACTGTTAGCGCCTGTACCACCATTAGCATCATTTGCACTTGTGCTGCTGACAAACATTGTAACGGCACTTGTAGGGTATGGGAAATCACCACCTTGTGACCAGACAGTCTCTTCATCACCATTTACATCTGGGTTGTACCCAAACTTATACAGGGTTCTGTGACCTTTGGTATGACCCTTGGAGATTGCCAGATCTGTATGTTCGTATATACGTTTGGGCCAACCGCCAAGCATTTTCTGTTCTACCTGTTCAAAGAGTGTGTTAGGATCTGTTGCATCTTCTACGTCAGGTCTTCCAGTAAGTATGCCATCGGTTACTAGAGAGTAATTTTGGCTTATTGCAGTAGAGTTTACTTCTGGTGTACCTGTAACGACAGGTGAGGTAGCAAAACTCTCATCTTCTGTCATTGTGGCATCTGAGACTACAGGAGAACCTGTGCTAAACCCTGATGCTGTTAGGCCGTGGTCTTGAGTTAGTGCCGCTTGGTTAGCTACAGGATTGCCGGTTATAAATCCTAAAGCTGTTAAGCTGTGTTCTTGAGCTATAGCTGTAGATGAAACTACAGGATCTTGAGTGACTATAGCTACAGAAGTTAAGGCATGTATCTGAGATATTGCTGTTGATGCTATCTGGGGATTAGCTGTATTAAACCCATTCGCACCAATAAAGTTGTCATTAATTAATGGGTCACTTGACTGAGTGAGTAGTAGGTCAGTATTTTCCTGTAGTATCCTGCTTGTCATTATACATGACCTCTATTATGCAGGATCAGGGATACCGATAGTAAATGACCCTAAAGAGAATGTGTTACCTGATGCTACAACCTGACTAGCTGTCAAAGACCCTGTAGCTAACAGTCTAGTGTTGGATACGTCTACGATAGCATAATGAGTAGCTGTACCGTTACCTGTCACTGAGCCATCTGAGATAGCTGCAACTACAACCTCACGACCACCACCTGATCTGTCAGAAGGGGCAGCAATGGAAAGTGACGTTGAGTTACCTAATGTGTGAGTAGAGGTAGCCTCAGTGTATGTTGTAGCTTCCTGAGAGGTTAGGTCTATACGAGAGGCTTCAGTATCAAGGACAGATAACCCATTGTCAAAAACTCTGTTATTAAGACTGGGCATCGTCTGGCTCCTCTTGTGTTACAGGTGCAGCGTCTGCATCATATCTTAGTTCAGCTATATCCATCAAGTCTTGGATAACCTCTGGATGATCACTTACGTTTATGTCTGCGCCATTCAGGTTCCGTAGGAATGCTGCAATCTCACGTAAGTCATGCGGAGCTACATCACCAGCTACAATAGTTGGCATCATATCGTAGTTCAGACCGTTCAACTCCCAGAGGCGCTCGACAAGCTGTTTATTAAGGACATCAACAATAGCTTGGATATAACTCTCTAATGCACGAAGGAACAGGTCTGTCTTACTCTTGGAGAGGGCATAAGAGCCAGTATTACCACCACCAAGCATAAGAAACTCAGAAAGAACACTACGAGCAATATCGTGCTGGTAACGTCTTACGATAGTATCTATCTCTATATTACGACTACCACTAGAAGACATAAGCTCAACATCTACCAGTTTCTGGTTGGTAGGCGCTCCGTCTTTATCGGGATAGGTGTCGGAAGGCAGAATAATGTATCCTTGCTCATTGAACTTGACATCCCTGAGAATAGATTGCAGGTTATTGACAAATCCAGATTGGGCGGCGGTCGCATCCCCTGACAAGTACTCAGCAGGAATACGAGCAACAGGAATACCAGCAAGTTCCCTCTCAACTGCTATAGCCTCAATAGACTGTAGGTTATTGACATATTCATAAGAAGTATAAGCATTGCGAAGTATAGAGCGCCCAGCAGGATCACCATTAATCGTTGTCGTGCGGTAGTACAGACTTTTGCGAGTAGGTATATAATTAGAGTTGTTATAGCCCGACCCATCCTGATAAATACCTTTGACATCACCAGTCTGTTGATCTACATCAAACCTAGAGATTGTCCAAGGCGCACGAATAGCAATCTTCCGTACACCCATACGGCCATCAGTGTACTTAGAACGCTTCTTATCACTTCTTTCAGTAGGGCCAGTGCGTCTTTTATAGATGACCTCAAACCAAGCAAAGCCATACGACAAATTCGATAAGGACTCAGCAATATGGTCATCAAGGGTATGGTCCATATCATCAAGTACAGACTTAACGAACTCAGCTTCTTCTTTAGCTTCTGCACTATCATTAGCTGGCATCACCTTTAAATCAACATCACGAAGGACTTGTTCAGTAGCATACATGACAGCACCAATAGTACTGTCGTTATCTCTCATCTCACGGTACTTGCGTATAGCTTTCTTGCCACGCAACTCAGGTAGAAACTCATCAGCCCGTATCTGACCATTGTAGGTGTTATCACCTGCTACACCTAATACCTTCTTGGCCTCTGTCTCTGAGAGCTTCTTAACCATTACCGTAATCCTTTGGCGCTACTGTACGCTAGTTTCAGCGTAGGTTTTGCGTAGCCATTCAATGAGAGGTCCGTTATAGCCCAAACTAAAGCATCAAGACGGTCTGGTGAGCCTATGGACCCTAGAGGTTCCCACTGTACCATCTGA